GATCATGTTTCTCAAGTACACCACCATACGTGGGTGTGCGACGGCCACGAACCGGCGTGCTGTCCCTACAAATACACTCTTTTCCCATACGTCACGTAAATGACATTTTCTTTCTGGAAGGGCACACCAACAAGGAAGCGCTCATAAGTAATGTAACCTATCGCTGTTACAAAGGTATCTGCACCCTGTACAGTTGGAGGTGGGGCATCACTAATAAATACACACCATCCATCTTGAGCAGGAGTGAAGGAAATATTGAATGTATAATTTTCAACTAATAACCTAGGTAAGTTTCGTTGTAACACAAACTTCTCACTTAGTCCAACAGCGTAAACAACTCCTTCATTTGATATGACAATAGATGGTTTCTCAAATAATCCAATAGACGGTACTTCATAAAAACCTTGTCGACGAGTAATCTTTCCTGTGGCAAACATCTTTTCAATCATTAGATTAAACCCAGCTAAGAGATTCTCTAAAGATGGGAAGTCGCGATTTAATATCTCTTCTATCTCTCTAATCTTTCTACTGAGTTCTTCTAAATCAACGTCAGCGATCTGATCAACTTTACGTGATAAAGAGTTTACTGAACTAGTTAACCTAGATATGTCTGACCGAAACTGCTCAGCTTCAGATACTCTAGCAGAAATTTCAGCTGCTAAACCATCCTTATTAGTAGTAATTTGGGCTTGAAGCGTCGTTTGCACGTCTGTAATCTTGGCATTCATAGCTTCAATATCTGAATTTAGTTTAGTTACTACAGGTAAAAGCTGCTCATCGGTATATAGTTTGGCTGAAGCTAGTATCTGTTGTCCAGTTTCTTGAACAATCTGAAGAATCGTCCTACCTACGAGTTCAGAAGCAGGAATTGAATCGTTGATGGTAGTGATTTGTGCCTGCTGGTCGGTTGTAATAGTTTTCTGATTAATTAAATAATCATCGAGCTCTTGATTATCATGCTTCGAAGGATCATATTTAGCACCCGCAGAATCATTAATGAGTTGAACAATAGTCTTATCAAATGGCAGAGTACCCAATGCTTTTCGTAATTTTGGATCCACTCCAGTGCCAAGCGCGCCTGAAAGATATCGACTAGTGTTCTCAACGCCACTAGAATTAAGAGACCATCCATAAAAGCAGTTTAGCATTGAGTCATCAGGAGATCGGTACCCACAATATGCGCCATTTTGTGATAAATGAATATACCAAGCACGAGTCTCTGAAGGAACATCAATTGTTTGCTGAGGAGCAGAAATATATAATACTGAAACTTGGTCATGATTTGCCTTTAATCTATCCAACCGAGGTTGGGTCATTCCAATTTCGAGAAACTTCTGTTCGATAGAAGAATTAGACCAATTTGTAATCATTTCAGCTAATTTCTCTTTAGTAACAATCTCAACAATGAAAGGACTCAATCCATACATGTTATCGCGATCAATGAAACCAGTAAAAGTCATGAAGTCCATAAGAACTGTAGGTTTCGCTCTTCTGTCAAACATCCTCACAAATGTGTCGCGAGATAGCTTATATGGAGTTAAAGTATTTGCGTCCTCATCATAAAAACTATAATTTAATGACACAGAGAGAGATTTTGTGTCAAAGATCATTTCAAAATAATTTCCGGGAGGGTGGGATTCTTCGTTGCTTCTACATAATAGGGGAGGGTAAGCCACTGTTGAATAGTCAGGTGAGTCATATTTGATTGAGGTGTCTCCGACTGAAAAGAAATCGAGAAATTGTGAAAATGATTGAGTCCAAATAGGTGATGCTTCGACTGAGACTGCTGACGTAATGAGGTAAGACATTTTGTAGGCACTACTATCGAGAAATTTATC